AGGTCGACCTGATCGGTCCGATGATCCACGGCGACAAGGCCCTCGTCGGCAACGTCCCCGCGGCACGCGACAGCGGCCGCACGCGTCTGCTCGCGGTGGTGCTCGTCGCCCTGTGCGCCGGTCTGGCCTTGGGTGCCCTGCGGCCCCATCTGCCCCTGCGGCCCCGTGATCGACTCAATGATCAGGATCGTCGGAGTGGTGTCCTCCTGAACGATGACGGCGGTGGGCGGCGGGACAACCGGAGGCGTGATGAATACGACATCCGGCGGGGACAGCGGTGGCTCTGTGACGACTACATCACCGGGCACCTCGACGAGGACGACATCGGTCATGGAGGCGTCGTGGCATCTTCTGTAACGGCGGTGGAGACGGTAACCTGACCTTCAATCAGCCGGTCCTCTGTGCCATCCGCGTTGTAGCACTTCAAGTCCCAGAAGCCGTCCTTGATCACCTCGTCTGTGAGTTCGTCGGGAACCAGTATGGTGACGTTGCCGATGGCGTCGGCGTTGATGCCGCCATCCATGTCCTCGCTCGTGACGGTGAAGATTTCCTCGCTCGTGGTCTTCTTGCCCTTCCGCATCTGGCAGCGGAACGTGCAGCCGGTGAAGTCGCGGCCAGTTTCGATCTGTTGGTTACCGTTATTGTCGAGGATCGGGTCGCCGTTGGCGTCCACCTTCAGCGTGCCAAAGCGGAAGTTGGGGAAGCGAAAGGTCGCTCCCTGCTCCACGAAGATGTCGTACTTCGCCGCAGCCATCAGATACTCCTCATCCGCACAGACAGGTTGGCCCGCGTGTGACCCTTGTTGGCCTTGATCATGGCCTTGTTGATTCCGGCGACGAACGCGCCTTGGTTGAACGCCGCCATCTGTGGACTGCTGAACGGCTTGTTGGGGATGATCATCAGGGATGCCTTGGCTCCGGCAGAGATGACGTCCACCCAGTCCTCAAACAGCACATCGTCTACAGAGGTTGCGGCTCGGGACGGCTTCAGCGCCACGCGCATGGTCAGCGCCTTGGCAGCGTCGGCCCCCGGTGTTTTCCACAGAGAGATGGTCCGCTCGTCCTTCTGCGTGAAGTGGGTGGGCTGCCCATCCTGTGGAGTGGGGGAGGCCGCCGGGTTGTAGTGACTCGGGTCGTCCATGTCGTCCGGCGCGACCGGCGTCAACCGGGTCATCCCGCACCACGCCTTCATCACCTTGTGGACGAGGTGGCCGGAGAGCGGTGAGTCGAGATCGTAGTCTGTAACCCCGGCCTTGATGTTCATCGGGTCGGCGTCGCGTTGCAGGATCAGCGACTTCTCACAGAACTCAATGGCCGCCGAGGCGAGAGCGCCAATCGCCGCGTCGTCGGATACGCCGGGGCAGTCCAACAGAACGTAGGGCAGGAACTCGTCGTACGATTTCATACGCTCTCCGTCGTGACCCACGGGTTAGGCATCGCGCCCTTGCTGTTCAGGTCAGGCGAGAAGGCGGCGTCCTTCTTGGTCTTCACCCCAAGCATCGACATGAACGTCTGTAGGTAGGTGGCCGCCAACTGGGCGTTCTGTGCAAACTGGGCTTCCTTGGTGTAGCTACGGAACAGGACGTAGTTCACCAACGGGTCCATGTAGATGTCGGAAACGGTCAGGTCATCTGCGGCGTCTGTGACCGGGACCGGCAGCACCGAGTACATGATCTCCAACGTGGCCTTGGGCGGGATCAGCTTGGGGTCGGGCTTCATCGCGGGCGGCGAGACGTAGAACGTCTTCGGGTCGCGATTATCGTAGGCGTAGTTCCTGATGACAGGCGACCCCTTGCGCGTGTGCCACGCGGGATCGGAGGCGTCGAGAATCTCCCTGTCCACCAGTCGCACAGAGCGGCCACCGATGTTGCGGACGATGTCCAACAGACGCAGCCCATCGTCAGGGATCGTCTGCCTACTCCCCTCAACGAGGTCGAGGGTGGTGTTCTTCATGCACGAGTCGGGGCGCACAAGAACGATGACGCGCTGCCCGTCTGTGATCCATTGCAGCGTTTCCGTCGGCAGCCACCGAATCATGCTGTCGTCTTGCAGCACGCGGTAAACGCGGTCGAATACTTCCTGTACTTTCATGGTCGGCCCCTGTAACGGTCATGGTGACGCCCACGGGCCGAAACCCGTGGGCACCCCAAGTATTACAGACGTCGATCAGAGTTGCGCGATGTAAACGATCCCCATCGCTTCCGGCTTCGTGTCCTTGTAACCGTACACGTTCAGACCGCGAACGATGTTGCCGAACGTGGTCTGTGACCGCAGCGTTTCGACGTTCGTGATCTGCGATGCAAAGCTGATCGCGTCGTCTGTGCCGAACAGGCACTCGCACGCCGTCGGGTGACCTGCGTCCACCGGAGTGACCGGCGCGTAGTTGTTGGTCAGGTACACCGTGAAGCGGTCGATGGTCCCCAACTTGCCCGTACGCAGCGGCGAGGTGTCGTCGCCGGTCAGGTACACCGCCTTCAGGTCCGACGTCTTGAGCATGAACGCCATCCACGCCGGGAAGACGATCCAACGCCCCGTTTCCGGCACGTTCTGCTCGTCCAACACCAGACCCGCACGCAGGATGATGTCGAGCGGATTGCATGGAGTGGAGAGGACCGAACCGGCCAACTTCGTCTGGTCGGGGATCAGCGGGGCACCGGTCGCGCCGAGGTTGATGTTGCCCGACAGGACGCCCGCCGCGATGCCCTTGTTCTTGACCGGAACGGTGTTCGACCAACGGTCGGTGAGAACAGCCGGGGCCAGATTGCCGTGGAGCGGGTTGAAGTTCAAGACGTTGTAGTCGATCTTGATCTTCATCTGTTCCGCAGCGTCGTTGCTGAAGTTGTCCATCAGCTTCAGGTCCGACTGCACGGCATTCACGTCGTCGAGAATGACGCTGAAATACTTGCCGTGGTTGATCAGCAGTTCCAACGAGTCTGTCGTCGGCTGATCGTTGGTGAGTTGCAGCCCCTTCTGGTAATCCCGAACCGCGACGTCCGGCGTCTTGCGGATGACGACCTTGTCGCCGTGTCCCTTGATCTCGCCTTCCCAGTCGTTGTTGGTGATTTCCGACAGGATGGTGGATTTGTAGAACTTGACCTGTAGCTTCCCGCTCCAGATTTCGGGAATGAAACGCGGCCCTGTTGGGCCTGTGTCGGACGAATAGTCCGGCTGACCCGCAGGCGGGTTAGCGATGGGAAAAATAGGCATGGTTGCACCTTCGGGTTGTGACGCCGCCCCGCATCACAGGCCGCACCTACTCTGTCAGTAGATGCGGCCCTCTGCGCCTGCGGCGTTGATCTCAGCTTCTGTGACGATTGCGTCAGCGTCGGAAATCTCACCCCTGCGCCATGCCGCGTAGAAGCCCGCAATCTGTGCGCGGGAGATTCTTTCCTTCCCCTGCGGCACTACGGTCCTCGACGACGAGTCGGGCACAACGTGAGACTCCAATGCGAGACGCGAATCTGTCGCCTTGGTCTGATTGGCCTCTTTCCATGAGAGGAAGAATCGCGCCACCCGAGGCGCATCACGAGCGTCCTTTGCACGGTCCAACAGCATTTGCCGGGTCATCCCCGACAGGTCATCTGACCCATCCAACCAGTCCAAGAAAGCAGGTTCGACGTTGATCTGCGCCCAGTCTCCACAGAGACTTGTTAGCAGGTCGATGAAGTTCTGCCATTGAATCTCCTTGGCGGACTTCTTCAGGTCTGTGAGTTCGTTCTTGGTTTCGGCCAATTCGCGCTGCATGGGTGCGGTTGCTTGCGCTGCCGCTTCCTTGCCTGCACGCCGTGCCATGTCCACGAGCGGTTCACCGAATTCCTGTATTTCCTCGGAACTGATCAGCGGTGCTACTGAAGCCTTGCTCTGTACGTCTTCGAGTTGCTTGGTAAGCTCGTCCACCTTTCCGGTGAGTGCGCCTACCGTTTCCTTCAGGGTGCGGTTATCTGCCGCCAGACGAGGGACTTCGGCGTTGTACTTCCCGGTCAACACCTTGTGCCGATGCTCCCAAGTGTCCTCCGGTGGTGCCCCGTTTTCCGGTGGCGGCGTCTGTGGCGCAGGCGCTGCCGGTGGAGCGGGTGGAGGAGTTTCAGGTGCCGGTGGTGGTGCTGCGTCCGAGTTTCCGTACGCCTCTGCGTACAACTGATCTGCGCGTTGTGCTGCCCTCTCGACTGCTTGTGGAAGTGCCATATCGCTGCAAGCCTCAGAAACGTCGCCCGATGAGCGCCCCTACTCGTATTCACCGGGCAACTACCCGTAGGTATTTGCCATGCCGGAAACCGTCCGGCGCGGTCACTTCTTCTTGCTGAACAGAACTGCCATTGCCTTGTCGCTCAAGTCGATGATCTCGCCCAGAGTCTGTAACGAGCCTTGCAGCCAACGAAGTTGGGCCTCGTCCTTCGTCATCAGCATGGTCTTCGTCTCAGCCTTCTGTGTTTCGATGATCCACTCTTTTACCGTCACCCAGTCGGGATTGATCTGTAAAGCCGACAGGGCGTTCAGAACTCTGTCATTTGCGCGTTCCACCTACTTCTTCTTGTCGCCCCACCGAGTGATCTCGGCGTCCATCGCCTTCAGCGTGGGATCGTTCATGGGGGAAACACCCGGTTTGGCGGGAGTCGCAGGCGTACTGGTCTTCGTGGACGTCTCGTCCGCTGTCTGTTTTTTCGGCGCGGCATCCTGCTCGTAGCCACGGTTCCTCTGTGACTTGGCGGCGAACATCCCGCCCAACTTCTTCAAGCCTTCAACCACGGGATGCGACGCCTCCGACTTAGACTTCGGCTCCTCGCCCTTGTCCTTGGTGGCACGCGACACCTGATCCTCGCCGTCGGCAACTTTCCGCGCAGCCTTGCCCGCCTCGTAGCCTGCGCCCACAGACGGGTTCATCACGCCCGCGATATGCACAGCGTTGGCCGCGCCGCGTTCCATGCGCTTTTGCGTGTCCGACTTCGCCGCAGCGGCACCGGCCACGGCACCGGCCTTGTCCTTCTCGGCCTGAGTCAGCGTGGTGATCTCCTTGGGCATCGCGGACGGCGCGGCTTCGGCAGCGGGCGACGGCGGCCCTGCGGCCTCTGTAGCCGCAGCGCGGGCGGGATCGGAATTCAGCGTGTCGGCATCCTTGACCTCGGGCGGCGCTTGGCGGGCCTCGTAGTCCTCGCGGGCAGCCCACGCGCCCCCGCCACCGTCGTCGTTGCTCTTGAACGGGTCACCACCATCGGCAAGGCGGACTCGCCCGCCGTCGGCCTTCTTCTGCGGCTTGACCATGCGCTCCTCGGCGGCGTCGAGGTCACGGCCACGGTCACGCACGACGTCGAAGAAGCTCCTGCCCAATGGCGTGTCGTCCACGGCGGGTTTCTTCGCTTCCCGCGCCTCATTGCGGGCGGCCTTGGCCGGGTCCAACTTGGGGATGGGCACAGACACCGCGCCGCCATCCGCCATGTGGAAATGGGACCGCATCGGCTTCATGGAGCCGCCGAGGTTGTGGTTGCCGTTCTTGGAGGCGTCGCGGTTGTGCATGTCAGCACTTCACCTTTCCACCATCCTTCAGGTGCATGGTGTTGAGGTTGTTGTTGGGCTTGGCGTTGCCCGCCATCTTGGGATCGCTCTTCGCCGCCGACTTGGGCTGAACCTTGGACTTGACCTTGGTTACAGAACCGCCATCGGCCTTCTTCACCACCGTTGCCTTGCCGAACGGTCCCTTGGCGGTGGCGACCTTTGCCCCCTTGCCGGAATCGTCCGCCTCATCCCCCTTGCCCTTCTGTAACCACGGAGGGAGAGGACGACCCTTACCTTTCGCATCGGCTGCTTTCTTCATGGTCCGGCTCCTTGGGGGCTAACCCCTTGTGGCGGTTGAGGATTCGCTCCCTGTGGAGGAAGCATATTCTGTGGAGGCGTGCCCTGCAAGCCCCCCGGTACATCGTTTGCTCCGGGTCCGGGTACAGAGCCTCCCGGTGTGCCCATTTGCTCCGGCGTGCCGGGTGGAGGCTCTTGCCCCGGTGGAACCTGCTGCTGCATCGGCTGTGGCATCGGCTCCGGCACCAACTTCTCTGTATCCATCTGCAACGTCCTTGCCACGTCCTTCAACAGATAACGGCGACCATCCGGCGTCATCAGCCCGAAGTCGAGCGGGTTGGCCGTCTGTGCAAGGAATTCGCGCTTGTTGGTGGCCTGCTGTTCGCGTGCGATCAGACCCATAGCGCCACGGGTGTTGACCTTGAAATCGCCCTTCAGGAACGGATCGGGATCGAAGATCATGTTGTGCATGTACAGACGCCCGATCACACCGTCAATCGCCATGTCGATGTTGGCAATCGCCTGCTTGATGCCCTTGGAGGCGTTGTCCATGAGCATTGACAACCCAGAGGCAGTCC